TGTTTGAATAGTAAAACGATTTGAAGGAACGCTAGTCAATACATTTGCTAAATCATAAACTGATGGATTTAAAACCGTCAAATCTCCGCTTTCAGTACCATTTTGTGTTCTATATCTAAATATTAATAAACTTTGTAAACCAATACTCAAACGATTTGGATCGCGCCAATTATTAGCAAAATTTACTCCTAATTTCCCAATTGTTCCAGCTGTTTTGTCTAGGGATAAATTCGCACCATTAGCCGTGTATTTATTACCCGTTAAATTTAACGCACCAATAAATTCGTATAAGTCGTGAAGTTGATTAGTTCCAGCGTTCGTAGGTGCTGAAATGTTGTTGACTAAATTTATAGTAGATAAGTTGGAATGGATAACCGCACCCAATGCAATTACATTACGTCTTTGAACATTATCAAATGCAGCGGCTTGCATTAATACAACTGGCAATCCACCTGATAGCGTAATTGCTACATAAGTAATATTTGATGTGTTCAGATAAGGAGATACAATGTCTGTAAATGCAGGAAACGATACAATTGTACTCGTTGGATTGTCTGGATTGTCAAAGTTTGTGATAATTCCAATGCCAGCCGTGATATTAAATTTAGTCGGGTCTGCATTTGTCGTTACAAGTCCATTTTTTATCAATCCAGTAGATAAGAATGATTTCGTAGCATCGGCATTATCTACATAGATTTTTTTAGCCCAAACAGACGATGTAGATTTTCCTTGTACGCCTGTTGCATCTTGAACAGTTATAAATGCCGCGTTATCGTCTAATTGACTTGCTGTGTTACGTATGCCATAGTCGAAATCCTGTTCTTGTCCAGTTGGTACTATTTGTCCATATCCCGCAATACTCAATAATAATAGAAATAGTATTTTTTTCATTGTTTTATATTTTATGGTAAAGATATAAAAAAAACCAAACAAATTAATGTTTGGTTTTGATTTTTAGCACCTCGATTTTTTAATGTAAGACCTCGTTATGCAAATGTAGTTATAATTTTTCAATTTCTTGTTTTACTTCTTGCCAATAACCTTTGTCAATAGCGTCACCAGAATCTAAATCTAAAATAGAATCAACTCCTATCGTTGCGCATTGTTTTGCAACATTTTCAATTACATAAAATTTATTTTCTCCTTCTTTTTTCAATCCTTTATAATTTGATGCTTTTGCAATTATATCAAATTGTTTTCTGACCATTTCAGTTGCTTTTTCTTTTGCTGTCATATCTTTTCTATTATTTCCTTAATTAAATTAAATTCACTTCTTAATACATTTGGATTGCCTAATAAATACTCAATCCCATATCGTTTAGCCTGTAAATAATAATCGTACAAGGCAGGTACTCTATTTTTTAATAAGATATTCTTAGAGTAAATTGCTTTTGCTTTAAAAATATCCGTTTCTTTTATTGCTGTTTTAAAATCTTGTTCGGTCATTATACTATCTTTTTATTAAGTAATTTTTCAGCTTCTTGGATTGTGATTGTTTCGATTATGGTTGCCCATTGGCCGCCTTTGAATACACACCATTTGCCACGACCTGTTGTGTATAATTTATTATTTTCAAGGTAAAAACAACTTCCAACTCTAGCTCCTTCGGTAAAAATACTTCCATTTTCAGAATCTTCTAATTCGTTAAAAGATATTTTATCTACAAACCCCCTATTCTTAGCCTCACAAATCAAAGCGGCTTCAACTTCTTGTGGGGTTGCTTCTACATCTTTTCCGGTTAGAGACATTTTAAAAGCACATTCATCTTTCCAAATTCCTTCATCAATTCCGTAGGCATATCCTAATTCATTTTCTATTTTGGTTAAGAAAAATATGCTATTATATCCTTTATACCATTTCCCAACAATCAACTCCTTTTTAAAAGCGTCTGGGAATATCATTTCTAAATCATCTTTCAATTCACTTAGACAATAACTTTTATGTAAATTGATTATTTGTTCTTTTGTGATCTTAAACTTTTTCATAATTTCTCTTCTTTTTTTAATTCTTCAATTGTTCTTTGTTTTGCGTAATTGCGTTTAACATACCTTTGAATGATTTCTTTTAAACTCAAAGGTATTCTAATAGTCGTTGTTTCAATTCCTTTTTTACGCCCTGAATTTGGACGTTTGCCTCCGTGTTTTATTTTTTCAAAATTCATCATTTTGTTATAATAATGCGTACAAATTGATTCACTGCTTCTTTTTATTTTTAACGAAGCATTATGAAAAGCATCTCTTAAATGCTCAGGACTTTTTTTTACTTCTTCTAAAATAATTTCCTCTTGTTCAAGTGTCCATTTTGTTGCCATAATTATTTATTTACTAAATTAATATAGTTTTCTTTATGAAAAATTTCTAAAAGCTCTTCGAGTGTCTTATTGTTTGAATTCCAATAATCGTCTGTTCTTTTATTATAAACACCGTTATAGCATATATAATTTACATCAATCCATTTAGCGAATTCTATCGCTCTTTTATCGGCTCTATTTGATATTTCTATTAATTCTTTTGCGTTTATTAACATAGCTATTTCTTTTTAAGTTGTAATTCTATTTCATTTTTATTTCTTTGTTCAATAATTTTTTCCGCATTAATCCAAGCTAAGGGTTGTTTTTCTAAATACCATTCATCTTTTCCAAATTCATCTTTCCATTTTTTTAAAGAAACTAACTCATATAATGCGTGATATTCTTCGTTAAATCTATTGATAAAGACAAAATCTTTTTGCTCCTGCCCATATCTTTCAATAAGCAATATGGCTTGTAATCCATTATTACATCTCAAACAGTTTTTTATCTGTTCTAATAATTCTTTTTCTCTGCTATCTTGTTTTTCCATTCTAAAACTATTTTTTTTCTTTCTTCTTTTGAAATTGTATTCATAGCTGGCAAGTCACTATTACTTTTATAAATACTGAACTCCATATTTTGAAGTTCAGTAAGTTCTATGCCGTAACAATCTATTTTTTTAATTTTCCCATTCATAAGATAAATTATGTAAAGTAATTATTTTATTTTTTATGCTAAATGAAGCGTTTGTAAAATGAGACTCAAATTTATCCATATCACTAAATGATATGTTTTCAAAGCCATGAAAACCAACTCCACATTCATCAAGTAATTTAGAAAATTCTTTTTTTGAAATTTCTTTACTTGAGACTTCTTTTAGTTTTTTAAAGTTAATTACTGCCATAATTTCTATTTTTTAGGGTTGTTGTTATCTGAGTACAAATATAAGAATACATTTGATATATGCAACACATTTCAAAGATTATTTTTGTAATTTATATTCATTCTATATTAAACAAAAAAAACACCCTAAATTTAAGAGTGTTTTGTTATTTGTATTGATTATAAACTAAGTTTGAATAAATTCGATATATAAATAATTATTTAATACGGGACTTTTTGTGATTGATAAAATATTGTCAACTTGTGACCATCTATTTAATCTTGCTGCATTTGTTAACGTTGTTTTTACTTGCTTTCCATCATTTATACATACATCTATTACAACCGCTCCTAATGGCAATGTGTAATCTTGTTGACCGACTGCAAAACCTGACGTTACCCCTGTAATTCCATCCATAATAACAGGCGAAGCTGTAACTAAAATATTTTTTCCTTTAACAAAATCATCCTGTAAATCATCTTCTTGCGTTAAATCGGATTGTACATTTATTTCCGCGCCCGTTTCAATTCCTGATAATTTTATAGCCGCTGCATTATCAAAATCATTTGTACTTAATCCTTTTCCCGCTTCCTGAAAAACTACATTACCGTATAATTCTGTAAACATTATATTTACATAGTCAAAAGCCGTTCTTAACGGATCGCCATTTCCATCGTTAGGAGTCGAAATATTAATTGGTATCCTTGCCATAATTAAATTTTTATCCAGTTAAAATTTGACTTTGGTTTAATTGAAGATGGAGACGTCCATTCTGGAATCGTCAAAGAATCTAAATAAGTTATCAACGATATTTCCAAACCAACTGCCAATTTTTCATATTTATCGGCCATTTTATTAGTTTTGTCATCGAAAATCTGTTCTGTTTTTTCTGGCGTAACTAAATAAACCCCATTTTGTGAAACTTTTGGAACTCCTAATTGTAGGTAAAATGAGCATGTAAAATAAGCTAAAATAATTGAAACGTAATTATTATAAATAGCCAAATAATCTCCTTCCAAAGCTTCGTTTTCGTAGTCTGTAACTATCTTATTGTATAGTTCAACTCCTAAAATTCGCTTTATTTCGCTGTTTTGAGCCATAAAAATGAATGGATTTATAGAATCATTGTCTATATTTCCATCAAAACCGCTTAATCTTGTAACGTCGTCTATTGATATGAGTAGTTTATCCATTTGTCGGATCTGTTTTTTCTGGGTTTCCTAATAATCTTATCGCTTGTTCTCGGTTAAATCCAAAAATCAAATCTAAAATTGCTATTGCGCTTTCGTACGTGGTTGTTCCTGCTGCGTAAGACGCTTGAACTTCTAATAATGACTGAACGCCTCCGACACTTCCTTTTAATTGAGATTGTGCGCTTGCCGTTGTATCGTCAATAACTTCTACATTTTCAATTATATTTTCTTGTCCAAAGTTACTGAAATCAATATCGCATAACGGATTTATTTTCTTGAAAACCTGATTTAATCCGTCAAGTATAATATCACGCATTGGATTTATTACCCCTAAATATAATGAATCTGTTGCGGTTGCAATTTCATCTGCGTTGTTTGAAAATCCACTCGATCCCGGTCTTTGAAATAAAATATTCATTGCTGAATGAGCCGCCATTAATTTGATTTCTGCTGTTTCGTCATACGTTACAAACTGTTCATTTCTTGAGCGAGGTTCAATAGTGTCGACTATGATTGAATCTTCGGCGCTATCATTTACCGACATAATTACCCCATCACTATTTTCTGTGCCGGTATAGCTTTTTTTAATTTCGTCTTTTATAACGGTTTTTTCGTCATCTGTCATCATTGAGCCACCGTTAATATTTATAACGGTTTTACCTTGAAAACCTCGCAACACGTGGTTAACTGCATCGTCAATTAATGCGCTTTCAATCTTTGCACTTTTCAAACCGCTAAACCAATCAGGATAAGGAAAATAAGGCTCTGAACTTAATTGCTTAATATGTAAGATTTCAAAAGTTTCTCCATTACCAAACATCGGAATAAATTTTGGCGGGAATTGATATTTTTTTGTATAATCCCAACAATGCCAAAAGCCGTCAACTTCCATATAGTTGTTTGATTTTGGATTTATATTTATATTCAAACCTACCCTAACCGTTGGGGTATGTTTAATTTTTACAATTTGCTTTTGAAAGTTTATAACTTGTGGAAATGCTGAACCGTGTAATTTAAAGTCGTGACAAATTAAACGTAAGTCTGCTTTTGAAATATAAGCGTGTGGATCAATGATATTATTTTTATCAATTAACCCGTTTCCAATGATATAATTTACAATTGTTTTGATTATAAATGCGTTAGTTGGGCTATCGTCAAAAGCGTCTTGATACTTTTTGAAGTTGCTATTATTAACACCGTTAAGCGTATATTGTGTGCCAACTGCTGGCACTGTTATTCCAGTTTCATAAGCCGAAAACTCAAAGACTTCTACTTTTTTCATTTATAAAATTTGTTTACGGTTTTTTTAGAATAATCTTGTACGTTTTCGTTTTCACTTACAATCATTAATTTACCCAAAGATACAATTTCTAATCCATTTAATAAAGTATATGAAAATTTATCATTTGCTTTTCCAGTTGGAAATGTTGCTAAAGTAATATTATAATTTTCATTTGGTAAAATTGAAACGGTACATAAAATAGTTTGTGTTTTTTGGTTTAATTCATTTATCAATTTAATTGATAATTCAGAAACCGATAATTCATATCTAGGTATAAATTTAAATGTTGGCGAAGTGTTTAATTTAAGAATATCCATATATATTTTTAAAAAACAAGCCCACCCAATCCGGGCGGGCTATATTAATTTACTAACTCAAAATTTTTACACTATTGGCATCAATGCGGCTGTGTAGTCTGCAACTGCTGTTGAAGTTAACATATACATTGGTTCTGCTTCTTTTGAATTTATAGTCACTGAAAACCCCTGCGAGTCAGTCCCATTTGCCAATGTCATTACGTCGCATCCATTTTTTGCTCCTTGCACATAAATTTTACCGTTATAATCTTCAATGAAGATAGTTTGTAAAATTCCCGCATAACCTTGTATTTGATTTCTCAATTCAATATCAATACCCGGAATGAAAAAAGTATTTACTGCAACGTATTCATTTGTTCTAGTAGCTTCATCAAAAGTTCCAGTGTCAACAATATTGTTTCCCGTAGCCTTTACCTCAACTCTTGCAATAGTTCCAGTAGGTACAACTGGCGCGATTGTTTCTGGTAAATCTACAACACCGGTAACGGTGTTAATTACTGGATCACTCGCTAAAAACGGAGCGAACCCAATAGCCTTAACCCCTTTCATAGGGGCTAATCGGCTTATTATTCTGGATTTCGTAAGTCCCATAGTTTATCCGTTATAAAGAACGTTCCATTTTTGTTTCACTACCCAAGTTGTCATTGAGTTAATTAATTTCAATATTCTTCGAGTTGAAGCGTTGGCCTCTTTTTCGATAATCAACTGAGAACTATCTGACAATAAATCCAAAACTAATTTAAGATTCATTTTTTGTGCTGCAATTCTAAAACCTACCAAGTCGACAAAGATAATTCTAACGTCATTGAAAGACATATCATTGAAAGAGTTTCCGACAAAGTTTTCTTGTAACGCTGCTCCTTGAACACGGTTAGCGGCTTTGATTAGTTTATAATCGCCTTTTGGTGCAAAAATAACCGGCGCATCGTCTCCAGTCATTACTAATACATTGTCAGGGATTGTATTGTAAATTTTCACATATTCTGCAACAATACTTGCAGTTGTAACCGCTGCCGGAACGGCTGTTGTTTTTAAATAATCTCCCAATCCTGCGCCCGGTACGGCTTTTGATTGTGAATCATTGTACAACATTGTTGCTGGAACAGAATCAAATAATGTCACTGGCATTGCGGCAACTAAAGCTTGTGCGCCTGCTGTGATTGAACCTTGTCCCGCACCCGGTACTAATGCTGCTATAGCTGCTTTTGTAGCGGCTGTTGCTCCATCCCAAACCCAGCTTTCCAATTTTGCCCCAACTGCTGGCTGTACTTGAATTAAGACTTTTTGGTCGAATTCATCAGATACTACATTGTACGCGCCTGCTTTCATTGATTTTTCAAAACGTGTTCCTTTTAAAGAACTTTCATCTATAATTCCTTCAACGTTAAACGTTTTAAGATTTACAATTGATTTTTGCGCTTTCAAGTTTACGTTGTCGACTGTAACCGCTCCATAATTTGCAGCCGTGAAAGTGATTTCTGCTGAACTTTCGTAAATATCTAATCCTGATTTATGACCTTCGACAAGTTCGATTGTCTCACCTCTAAATGTTGGGGAATCTGCGTAGATTTCCTGTACGATTTCCGCGTACTCGCCGGCTTCTGTTTTAACGCCTGTATAAGTTACTGCCATTTTATTTTGATTTAATGATTTCTAATTCTTTTTCTAAAAATTCTATTTGGTCTTTTTCTAATTTTCCTTTACAGTATTCCGATACTGTCTTTTTTCCTAATGCTTTTTGAAACTCAATATAAGTAACGCCTGCATCAAATGGGTTTAAGAATTTTACTTCTTTTTTTTCTTCTTCCATAATCTACAATTTACCTCGGTTAAATTTTGCTTTTTCAACGTTGCTCATTTCTTCATATTTCTTTGAAGCTGTTGCATTTGGCTTAATTCCTTTTTCAAGTTCCGCGCTCATTTCTAAAGCTACTTTTTTTGAGGCTTCCAATTCTGCTGACATTTCAACTTCTTTAGTTTCATATTCAGCTAGTTTAGCTTTTAAGTCGTTGATTTCTGCGTCTTTTTCATCAATGATTTTTTGCAATTCCTCAACACTTTTTTCTGGTGTTGCTGGCGGTGTTGCTGGATCTGCTGGCGGGTCGGTTGCCATTGCTAACTTAGCGGCTTCCTCATCTTCTAGTTTCTTTTTCTCTTCCTCGGTTTCCATCAAAACAACTTTGATGCGAGCGTCTAATTCTTCTTGTGTCATTTCTATTTCTTTGTTTGTTAATACTGGTTCTAAATAAGCTTCAAATGATAAACCTGTTAATTTTCCGCTTTTCACGTCTTGCCATATTTTAGGATCTTCAATTTTTTGACCCATCATTATATCGCCCTTTTCAACTTTGATTCCTAAAGCGTTAGACTTGTCTTTTTCTGGGTCTAAAACTTTCCAAGCTTCAAAAATATAAATTCCGTTTCTAGTATTTTTATCGTGGTTTACCGTTGCTCCATTGTGAGAATTATTTTTAAAGAAATTCTCTAGCAAATTATCACAAGTTTCTTCGGTATAAAAAACCATTGCGGGCTCTCCTTCAATATTTTTTCTAGGTATCCATGTGTTTGGACGCATAGCCATAGAATAAATAACTTGTCTTTCATCATCTTGAAACTCTAATAATGATGATTCGTCATCAAACATAACTAAGTGACTTTTAACGGCTGGGTTTTCTACTAAAGACATTCTAAATATCCCGGCATCTCCTTTTGTATATTTTAATTCGTATCTTTTCATAATTGTATTAAACACAAAAATCCTGTTCGTGGCTATTCGAACAGGATTTTATGATATTAAATTGAGTGCGATACATCTTCATATCGTTTATTTAAAGCAAATATAAATAATAAATCAATACTATCTACATTTATTTGTAAAAAGTTTTAAATAGTATTCTTACTTACTAAAACTTTAACACTGTTTTGAGCGTCTGAAATATCACTTTCTGCAACGTAAACTTTAATAGGTGGTAATTGTGCTTGTGTATTAGATACCGATTGCCCTATTTGGTTTTCGGCTGTATTATTAAATGCAACTGTTGGGGCTATTTGACCGCCTCCACTTATTCCTGAAATATTAGGAGACGAGCCCGCCGAACCGCCCCCCAACTCTTTTAATCCTCTCGCGGTTGCTGCAATAATCGAAGCCGCGCCCAAAGCACCGCTAGCAATATCGATAGGTACTTTTGGAAGCCCCGCCCCAAATGGTACAGCCATATCTGCACTAACTGCTTTTTGAGTGTTAATTACAACTTCGGCTAAACCAACTGCGTTACTTGTGATTAAAGCGGCTTTTTGTGCTTTTTTAGACTTACCAAATATTTCACCAAATAAGTTTATAGCTTGATTTGCTAGTGATAACTTTGCATTTTGTATCGCTTCTTCCTGTTGGAAAACTGCATCATTGCGTCTTTTTGTTTCTTCGGCTGCGTTGTTTGCTACATCACTTTCGTTTTTTGCTCTTTCGGCTTGAGCTTCTAATCCTGCTTCAAATTCTTTTTGCTTACGGTCTTTTTCTTTTTGCTCTTTTTCAATTTTTAAATTAGAAAATTCCTCTTCAATTGCATTAGCTTTTTCTAAAAAAGTTTTCCTTTCTTCAATTTCTTTTTGCCTTTCTTTTTCTGCATCGTCCTTGGCTTTTTGTTTTCTTTCTTTTTCTTCATCTGCTGCCTTTTCTGCATTTTCTTTAGCAATCTTTCGACTTTCATCTCCGCGACTATATTCAATAGCTGCTAATTCTCTATTCAATTCCGATGCCAATGCTTTTTGATTTGCCCCGTCTTCTTTAATTGCCTCGCTATATTTGTCTTTGGCCGCTATCTTTTGTTTTGTAAATTCATCTAATTGACTTCCGTGTTCTGCTAAAAATTTCTTATTCATTAACAATGAAGCGTCCGCACTTTCTTTCATTCTGTCAATAGTTCTTTCAGCTTCGCTGGTAACTCCTATAAAATCAGTGATACCATCAACTATTGAACCGATAACCTCGCCAACAACTGCCAGCCCCGGAACAACTTTTAAAACAACGTCTTTTATTTTGCTAAAATTCGTAATTACCAAAGCTAAACCGACTACCAAAAGACCTATTCCTGTTCCTGCAATTGCTAATTTTAACCCTTTGAAACCTGCTGAACTTGTATTAACCGAACCTGTAAATAAGTTCTGAATCATTGCGGCCGTGCCAGTTGCTGCTGCGTTCGCTTTAGTTGCTACACTAGACGCTGAAATAGTGGCTTTAAGTAATTGCCATTGGTCGCCAAGATTAGACATTTGACTAATTGCGTCACTAAACGCCATTGCGGCCTGTACTTTTAATAATTGCTTTTGAGTATCTGCACTTTCACCACCAAACAAAGCCATTCCAGCCGTAACGCCTTGTAACCCTGTTCCAGCTACCTGTGTTGCAGCTCCCAAAGCTTTCATCTTCTGATCAGGATTGAAATTATCCGCTAAATCTTTAGCGAATCCCATTTGGTCCTTTAATCCTGCAACTGCTTTGGCTGCCTTAATCGTTTCTTCGCTTGTCTCTCCATATAATTGAATAGACTTTTGAAGCTCTTGGTTCGCTTCTCTTAATTGTGTTTTAAACGTTTTATATTGTTCATTTCCTGCACTAACAGCCGCGTTGTTTTCATTCGTTGCATCGGTTGTGTGTTCTATTGACGCGCCCAAAGCGTTGGTTTCGCCTAGTACTTTTTTAGCGTTGGTATCAAACGTTAATTTATATTTTTGTTCTTCGTTATTTTCTGCCATTGCTTAAAAATTTAGTACGTTTAATTTTGTTTTTCCTGTTGTTAAATCAATTCCACTGTCTACAAGATTATATCTTTGCTCACCTATAATGATTTCGTTTTGCGCTCGAAATCCTGTAGGTATGTTGCTTTCTCCTTGATTCAAATTTGCGAAGTTTAAAAATATTTCATTTGGTGGTAAAGTTAATGTAAAAGAGCTTTGATATGTATTTGGATTTAAAAGCAATTCTATAAAGCTTTTATAGTAATTCAAATATAAAGAGTATGTATTCTCATTTTCTGCCCCAAATGCTAATGTTTTGCCGTTAGTATAATTTACAAAATTAGCTTCTAAAACTCCAAACAATTCCGCGTTAACAGTCGCGCTCGCTTCAATTGATAACGTACTTAATTGCAAATTTTTAGCCTTCAAATAAAATAATGTAAACTCTTCATAAACTGGCTTATATCGATTTGCTCCATTATCTTGAATTGTTGGCGTATCTTTTGCGAATCCTAAACAAGTTGCTGTATATTGATTATCAAAAGTTGATGATTGTTTTAAAATTGAGTAATCCGTTTTTACTTCAAACTTAGTTGGTTTGGTTGGTGGTAAAGTAGGATAGTCTAATGCGCCAAACTTCGTACCGTCACCGTAGACAGCTTCGTAATACTTTGACGCAAAATGACTAAACGAATATTGATTGTATTGATTAGCTTTTTTCTTTGTATGTGTTGCGATATCTACAAAGTTGGTATAATCTACAATTCTTTTTGAGTATGGTTTGTTTGATTCTTGAATATCGCTAGGGGTTACCCAATACATCGATTGATCGTTTAATCCAGTTGATAAAATTGAAATATTAAACGTTTTGAAAAATGAGCGTAGAAAATCAATACACTTCATTTTTGGAAGACACGTGATTAAATTAATCTTGTTGCCTCCTAAATCAGTACTCGCCGTATTGTTTAAACTTGAATAAGAAAACGTCGCTCTCTCAACTGATTTAACAGTGTAATATTTATATTCATAACGGTATTTTTGAATTATTTTAGCCTCAATATTTGTCCAGTCAACTAATGTTTCTGGAAGGATTTCATATCTAAAATATAACTCACCATTAATATCTAATTGAGTATCTTTAATCCTAACCGTGTACAAATCTACACCTTCAATTACTTGGCTATCTAAAATATTTCCATCGGTTGTTCTTTTTAAAACTACTTTTATTTTTGTTGAATTACTGTCTTTAGAAACTAATCCGTTAAATTTCAAATTTATATCGAATCCATCGCTCCAATTTTGCGGGCGAGATGTTGCTAATCTTTTCGCTTTAAATATTCCTGTTAATTGGTCAAGTGTAATTTCCCATTTTGGAGATTCCGGAATCCCATGACCGCCGGGGTCGTTATTTACGTCGTATCTTAAATAATTTAAAGCCTCATAGTTTATTAACGGATACGTAACGGCATCAGGAACTACCAAGCTTTCGGAATTACACCAAACCATTAAATCCGTAATCTCCGGCTTTTCTAATATTGGACAAATCACGTTTAAATTGTACTTCAATATTAAACTTTGCATTATCGACAAATAATTAATTGCCGGGCGTATTTCACTTAGTTTAATAAAATTCTCGGTTAAATCCGAACGCGTGGAATTGAATTTAATATTATCAACTAATGCTAAATTGTCATCATAATTCCAAACCCTAATATTTGAAATAAAAGGGATTCCGGTTTTAATATTGATTCCGTTGGCAAGTGTTCCGTTAAATGCCGAAGTCATTAAACGTTTCATTGCGTGAACATCCCAAACGGTTTTTATTGCGGGGTCATTCAAATCGAATAAATCTTGAATCGTGGAATCTCCTAATAATTCAACTAAACCCGAAACAGTACTTGCAAAAGTTGTGGAAAATTCTTTTTGGTCCTGCAGCTCATACGCGCTTTCTTCAAAAGTTAATTTTCCTGATTGAAATAAAAACCCAGAAATATAAATCAAAGAATCAAACTCGCCGTTATTATTTACTCTTAATATTTTTTCATTACCGACAAAACCGCAAAGCATTTTGTTTTTATCGGTTGCTTTTATTTTAAATGACTGCGTGAAAGGCGAAAATATTTTCGTAATATCGTTTAAATCTTTAACCGTTAATTTGAAATTAATCGCCTCGTTTGGTTCTAAATCTAAAAGATAATAATTATCGTCAGTGTGTTTGATATAAATTTGAACCATTATAAAATATCATTTATAAAATTGTTTGTGCTTTCAAATTCCAATGAATAAGAAATAGAGCTTTTATCATTCAATCTGGTTTTCTTCAAAAAGTTAGTTGTATTGTTTTTTACTGGAATTTGTGTAAATTTAGAATAAAATCCAACATTTGCTAAAGTAACTGTGTCGCTATCAACTGAAATTGACGTGTTGTCAACTGAAACCAATGTGCTATCAACTGTGATTCCAATTTGAGGCACTAAATAAGTATCGTTTTCAAATATCACTAGATAAACTTTTGAACTTTGCAACAACTCCCTAACCTGATAGTTGTTGTTTTCGTCAATTAATCCGGTGTTTATTGTAAATTTTCTATTCCCTTTCGGTGCTCCGTTCTGTTTTAAGTGTTGAATTTGACTATTTACGTTTAATGGATCACGAAATGTACTGCTAAAATCGTCACGTTTAGTATCGATTGACTCGGTAAACTTCCCAAATGGTGTAAAAGTATCCCATAATCCCAAGCGGTTTACGTATGCTAGCAAACATTTTACCCCTGTTTGTGTATTTCTTGGGGTTGGATTCAATGATTGTTGCGTAATCATTCCGTTCAATCCTGTTCCGCTTTGTGACGTGGAAATAGAAGTAGTTCGATTAATAGTACATCGGTCATAATTTATCCCGTTAGCATATTTTCTATATGTTTCAACATCTTCATAACTCATATAATAACCGCCTTTTTGCTCGAAGTCATAACGATAACCCGACGTTGCAAAATAAGTACCTAGTTGTTTATCGCTTTCGGCATCAACTTTATAAACGATATGAAAGTAAACCCCTTCGCCTGCAGTTGTGGGTACACTCGTAGAATTATAAGCCCATTGTGGGTTATTCTTATTTAGATTGCTGGATGTTATAAAAGCTTTAATTTCATTGTGTAATTCAATTGCAATATACTTGTCTCCGGGTGAAATCTTTTTGATATTATTGAATACAATATTTGGACTTACCGGCAAATCTGCCTGTTGGAAACCTCGCCAAATGTAAACCTCAACTGTAACCGATTGAATTGAATTACTACCGGCTTCATTTTGTAAATCAAAATGTATAGGTGATTGCGCAAAAAATATTTGAGCCTTTGAATTTATGTTTGATAAAATTGGACTTGTAAGCATATTTTATTTTTTTAATTGAATTGGACTTGATAATAAATCAAACATATCTTTTACTAATAATTTCACGCCCTCTGGAACATTCTCTTTTATTGATATTGCAAGCGCGTTTTTTTCACCTTCATTTTTCCCTTTAGGATAATTTTTCTTTCCATACCAGTTTTGAGTTAATGTCAAAATATTATAAGGCTTTGTTCTATAATTTTGAGAATCCCTTAAATCGCCTGTTCTTACTCTCGAATTTCTTGCGGCTAATACCGATGTTTTACGCCCAATTTCATCAAGATGTTTTTTCATTAGTTCTTCTATCGCTCTCTCCGTTGGTGTCTTTCGCTTTGGCATTTTGAATAGATTTAATTAACGCTTTTATTTTTGAAGTGGACACATTCCCACTTGTGATTGATTTTCTACTTATTTTTCGTCCTGTTCTTGTTTCGCCTTCAATCTTTGTTTCGTGTCCGTCTTCATCTACAAAAATAACCTGCCACGGAATATCACTAGGCATTATCGATTTAGCGTTTTGAACTAATTGCGCATTATCATTGTAAGCGCCATAAAACACTTCACGAAATGTAACAATGTTATTTGACCAATTTCCACGAATCGAACGCCTTAAAAATCCAGTGTCAATATTTGCTCCGCTTCGAGTTTTTCTAACAACTTCTTGAATAAACTTATTTATTTCTAATTTAGATCGCATTTTGATGCATACTAAATGTAACGTCAAATTTTACCCCATCCAAACAATTTCTTTCGTCTTTTTGCACATATTCAAAAATAGAATATTCCTCTGTATTAATATCTAAATCATTGTGACTTTTGGTGATTTCTAAAATAAATTCATTACCGATTGAATCGCAAATATTAAGATTGTCAATATAATTTGTATCAAGCATTAATTTACTTGGTGTGGATATTGGCAATTTATCGCGTTGGTTTAGTATTTCAAATTCAATATTAATCGTTACTAAATCCGATGCTTTTATGCTGTTCAAAATACGCATCGACACCAATGGATAAATGTTTTCTTTTTCGACGTCTACTACATTATCATCCTTAAATACAATTGTATGCACTAATGTATTTGAATCGAATATCGATACAACATGATTTAACAATTTAGATACTTGGTTTGCCATTTATTTTATATTTTCTATTATTTTCTGACCGCTATAATAATTCGCCCAAAACAAAAATCTTTCAACGCTCCACTTTTCAACTTCGATATGACTTACATTTTGATGCTGGCATATCACATCAGTCAATACTACATAATTTCCAAACTCTATAACAAATTCTTTTCTTAAATCATTTCCTATCGTTTCTTTTGCTGGCTCTCCATATTGCGGTGGATTGAAAATATATTGATAATTTTCGAATAGTTCCGCTTTTTTGTTTCCGTAATCCTCAACTATTGAATATAAGTTATGAACGTAAATTGTTTGCCAAAAATTCTTTAACACAAATATACGGCAAAAATCAATATAATTCATATCCTCAAGAAATCTTTCTAAATCAACAAATGTTTCCAATGTCATTGACTCGATTAACTTTGTTTTCCATTTCTTTGACGATTGCAACTGTAAAAGATTTTCTATGCGTTCGTTATCTTTCACATCGTCACCCGATGCAATTAGTTTTTGAAAATGTTTTAAAGTGATTCCTTTCATTTATCCTTTTTGAAATTTCTTATATTTGTCAATCCAAATAGCAGTTAAAATATATCTTAACGTATCCGTTGCGTGTCCATATTCTTGATAACTTTGACCGGTTATTTTATCTTTAATGACTTTTTTATTAACTTTTCCTTCTTCATCTTCAGTGCAGTACTGATAATCATTAATTGAATTTCTGCATTTAGAATCAATACCTAACGAAATTCCTTCAATATCTCCGCATAATATTGCACTTGTAAAATTACGCGACATTATAACGCTCGGATTTGCTTTTGGGACCCTAAATATTGGTTTCAAAGTTAATAAATATTGTTTGATTAAAAGATAAAAATTCATTCCTTTTTGAATTTTAGTATCTGACTTTTTAGATGTTGCATCGCCGTAAACAAATAAACCATTCCGATTAGTTCCGTAACGCGTCATAAACTCATTGCATGTATCTTTCAAAGTGTTAAGCGGGTCTTTTAACATTATTTCATCGATTTGCCTTAAATGACCTGATTGTAATTGAAACACGTTGCAGGTTAAGTATGGGAGTACATTTTCATCAAACACAATATGTATCGGTTCTAATGGGTTGTATGGAAATAATCCAACGTGTTTTTCTGTTTTGAATTGTTTTAAGAACTCGCCTCCGGTTCGAAGCTTACCCCAATGGCCTAGTGCGTAAATGTTATAATAATTTATATCATTTACTTTATCACGTTCAAAATCTGCTATAACGTGTTTATCGGTAAATTGTGGACCAACTATCCAAATATTATCTAAATAACACGTGCGTAAAATTACCGTGTCGCCAGTAGCGTTAATTTGCTTTTGCTGTATTTGACAATCAACATCGGTTAATATTTCATTATCGAAAATATCTGTTTTAATAAAAGACATTTCGCTTACCGGGTTAAATATACCGATAATTTGCTGTCCAACTAAACCCCGTAAACGTTTCTTAATTTGTTTAAAGTCTGTTATATCAAATTGAGAAAACTCTTCTAAGCATATCTTTTTAATCCCGGAAAGTCCTTTGATTTTTTCACTGTCATCTAATCCCTTAAACCGTGTATAGCTATCGGTTATTTTACATTTAACAAAATGCTTTTGAATTATAAAATGTTCAGTTAATCCCCAATCTGAAATAATTTTTTTGAAGTCCTCAAAGATTGAACTTTCAATATCTGTAGAAAATTTACGGAATACCAAAGAATTATTTCCTTGTCCTTCCAGCATATAAACTATTGTCCTTTGAACGTATGAAAATGTTTTTGAAGCGGAAGAGCCGCCGTAAATGTAAATAAAACGAACTAATTCATCATTAAAAGCCTCGTCTATTTCATAATAGATTTTATTAAATATTCCATCTTCAAACTCTATACTTTCGATCATAATCGTTTGATAAGTTTTGAAACAATTCAATGACTTTTATCATTGGTAATTTTGAAATATCAATAGTATTTATTTCAATTTTCCAATTTAACCAACTCACAAAAAAAATAAAAACACATTTTACCGTGTCTTTATTTGTATTTATTATAAATAACAACAATGAATGTTTAAATATTTTCATTACGATTTATTTTAACAATTATATGTTTTGGTTGTGGGGTAATGTCTTCGGTTTTTTCAACTAAACTATTTAAACGCTGTGTAATTGATGGATTATAAACCCCTAATAAACCACCTGTTATTTGATTTGAGCGAATTTCCTCTTTTATATGTGAACAGATAGTCGTAAAGTCATCATAAAGCCCTCTTTCGTTAATGAAGTATGATTTTATTGTTCCAAAGTTTTTATAACAATAAACGCTAAATCCTTCAAATGTATATGGAAGTTTAAAAGGATCTTCCATTCTTTGCGCTTCTTTTCCAACGTAAGAAACCTTCACCCATTCCAAAGCTTCTTCCTTAAGGCTTTCTTTGTATAAAGTCCAAGCGTGCTCTAATTCATCAGGTGATTTAAAAATTCGTGTTGGGTGCATTTTGTCTAATTTTTAAAAAACCGCTTCCAACCCTAAAATCAAAAGCGGTAAAAATTATATTAATTATGAATAGCGAAGTTAACTTCTTTTTTTAATAATACCAAATAATCATCCATTTTTTGCACAAGCTCTGGTTTTATGTTTCTTTTGTATTGGACATTATTTTGTTTTGGACGCCCGACTTGTTTTTTTGGTTGGCTCATTACTCGCTAATTTTAAAATCAGTTGAAGTGTAATAATACTCTTTTTGTTCTTCATTCATATTCACTACTTCTTGATTAATAAAGTCTTTTGCTAATTTCATTGAAGCGTGTTTTGAAGTGCTTTTGTCGATTGTGTTTGTTACTGTAAGTGTCATAATTAAAAGTTTAAAGTTATTTGATTAAAGTTTGCTAATTCGTCTGCTATAATATCTAATTGTTTATTTGTGAATGTTTTTGATTGACCTACTGTTTTAACTACTTGTTTAACAAAGTTGTTTTTAGTAGCTACGTATAACTGGCGTAATGTGTTCAAAATTTCTTCATTTTCAATCATAAATGTATAAGTAGTAATTTGTCCGAAAGAGTTTGATCTTCCTGTATTAAATGCTTTTGATCTGCAAGATAATTCAAATTGTTCGGTTATTTGAGTTTCAACATTTGAATATTTTGTTGTTTCTTTTAAGTTAGCTACTGTTGTCATAATTTATATTTGTTTGATTTTGTTATACAAATATACGTCATTTATATTGTTAGTACCTAATATTATTTAACTTATTTTACAATTTAGATTCATTATAGATAATATTTGCTTTAATAATTGCTTCGTTGGTTGCTTCGGTGCGTGACAATCTTACATTTATAGCTATATACATATTTTCATACAATATTACAGAATCAAAATCATCACAATTAATTAATGGATATAGAAATATTTTAATCCCAACCGAATCAAAGAACTCGATTATAATAGCGTTTTGGCAGGATTCTGGTAATAATGCAAAATATCCTCTTCCTTTGTTTTGCGCATCGAATGCTTCTTTTGTTTTCCCTGTTAATTTCATAATTTTATTTGTTTGAATTGTTAAAAGTGTATAGTTGTATAATTTTTGTATAGTAACTGTATAGTGATTTTTTCATAATGTATTATATTTCAATGTTTTATGTAAAATTAGTGTATAATTATACACTTTTTGAAAAACCCTCTTTAAAAAGAGTAATATTTATATATTTATATATTTATATTAATATACTGTATAATATGTATAATATTCAATGTTTATAGTACTTACCACGTGAAAAAGTGTATAAAAAGTGTATAATAAGTGTATAGTAACTATACACTTTTCGCCCAACTGTATAAAGTTGCCCTTGTCACATTTAGCATTTCAGCGACTTTAGTATAATTTATCTTGTCGCCACGCTTAAGCATAATATCAAAAATTTCTTTTGGTGAAGATTCTTTATTTGTGGTTAAAATAGCCGCAATAGATTTAGTTTCTTTCGCGCTTACTTTTACTTTTTGCGCCTGCTTAATGAAATACTTACTCAATTCAAACGCTTTTAAGACAGTTTCTTTTGAAATCAATACAGGAATAACCATTGATTCAAAATTGTTTATCAAATGTATTAATAACGTAAAACGGGGTATATATGACTTTTGTTTTGGTAACATAGATTTCATATACTCGTTTTCTTCGTCTGAATTTTGCATTATTGAAATTTGATTGTAAATTTTCTCCCATTCATATTTTGCAGCATCATCAAATCGAAATTTATTTGGAATGATTTCCTCGTCTTCGTCTTTCTTAATATCCATAGAAATAGTATTGTAGAAACTTTTTACCCAATCATCGTAGTATTGAATAGCCGTTATATCCATTTCATTACTATTGTATAATTCAATTTTTATTTCTGGACAACATAATAAAATCCTATCTAAAAATCCATTACTTTTGTTTTCTTCCGTACTGAAAGACTCCAAGATGGCAGGCTGTACGCCTCCAAGGATAGGAATAAATGGACGTGGTAAATAAGAATTTCCGCTTTTACGATTCATTGATACACTCTTACCTGACCATGTAGTAAGCCAAAAAGGCAAATCTGAACCGTTGGAATAACGTGACATATTTTTTACCCATCCATCGAGCTCTTCACGAAACATTCCCATACTGTTAGGATTTTTTCCATGAATATCTACTAATGCTTCAATAGTAATGTCATTCACGATAAACTGTTCTGGTTTAGGTTCATTTTCTGGATCTCCTTTTGAATCGTCCCAAAGTTTCCATTTTCTTGGATAACTGGAAATCAATTCAGAATTTATGCGTTCAAATGGACGCGTCGCCATTGAAATTGATGGAGTTTTACCAACCCCTGCACTACCTACGCAGGCAACCCAAATGTTTGCAAATTCAATCCATCCGTGTTTAACCTCAATACAACAAGAATTTCCAACTACAGAAGATATGCCCCATAATAAAGAACATCCAATATAATCAATGTTTGAATCGAGAGTTGAGTTTGCATCCAAAATATAGGATTGAATAGGCTTTGGGAATATCTCAATAGGAAATTCAGATTTTTTTTCCTCGGTAATTAACGCGGTCATTTTATCTTTTAAACTCATATTTTTTCATCATTTAAGTACAAGTCTGCAATATCTAAACCGTCTGCACAATCTGTATTTTCTATTATATCCGATGTGGTAATGTTATATCCAAAATTATTCATTTCTAATGCTTTATCAAACCACTCTTTATAACATCCTTTATCTGGGAAAGATATAATTTTACGTAATTTTATGCTTTGGAGATATTCAATTTTAAAACCACTTTTAGATCCGGTTGCGAGCCAAAGAAAATCAGGAACAAATATTGACATTATCACGGCCGTTTTTTCACTTTCAACTATTGCAATAGTTTTTGTTTTGTCTTCTTTTGTCAAATGTAAACCGAATAAGCATTGTTTTAAATTATACGGTTGTTTATGCATCCAATTTATGTGCGCTTTTCCCGTATCATCTTTTACACGTTTTCCTGTTGTTGGGTTGTATTCCATAATTTTTCCAGAACGTACACGCTCAAGTTGGTCAATTTGCCAAAATATAGTATTGTTACGAATGGAAGACAAAAGATAATCAAAGCGCGCTTTTCTAATTTGCAAAGTGTCAAATCGAGTTTTTAAAAAAGTTATTAGGTTGCAATCAGTTTCAAGAAAATGTTTCTCAACTAATTTCAAAGATAAATATTGAGTTTCTTTTTTTATTTCTTCGTGTTTAGGAATAAAAACAACATCATTACTTTCTGGTTTTTTGTGGTAACCGCATTTTTCAGACCTATCACATTTCATTGCTCCTGAAATAATGTTTCCAGTTTCATTTTCAATATATGAAACTGCTGTTTTACGTCCGCAATTATCACATATTATTTTACCTCTTTTTGCTAATGAATATTTAAATTGTGCCATAACTACAAAGTTTTTATATGAGTTACTTCGCTAATTTTCCAGTTATGCCATTTCAAACGCGCGTCTAATGTCGGGCGCGTTATTCCTATTTCTTTTGCAACTTCATCTTTTGTCGATGATGAAATTCGTTTCAATACTTTTTGAGTGCATTCGTATTTTGTCATAATTTTTATTTTAATATTTCAAACATATAAAACGGAATAATTCTTTTACTTATGTAGTGTTCTTTAAAACAATCCAATTCAAACAACCCTAAATATTTTTCTTCAACTTCAATTTTATAAATAATATTTCCATAATTTTTACATACTTCAATATCTTTACTAAAATAAGTTCCTGCTTTCATTCCAATATCTTTTATTTCTATTGGCGAACCGTGATATAATGTCATAATTTGTAAATTTTTTTACGTTAATAAAGATTAAAAAACCACTCGCTTTGAATGGTTTTGTAAATGTAGTTATTCTTTTCCTAATAACCAAGGTAAATATTTTGAAATAATAGTTTGGAACTGTTCTAAATTACGAAATACAAAATAAATCCCATTTAAATCTTGCATTCGTCTTTGTATGTTTTGTTGCGCTTCGCTTTGATGCCCTGATTCTGTTTTACATTCGGCCATTATGCATCTGCCTTTTACCCCGTGAATTATCAAATCACTAATCCCATTTACCATTCCTGTCTTATGAAGTAAATCTAAAATTCTCGCCTGTTCTTTGACTTGTATTGGAAGTCCATTTGGTACTGAATGTATTAATAATCGTGGTTCGTGTTTTACAAGGCAATAAGTGTTATTAAACCACTGATAACAACTTTGTTGTATTGCTTGTTCTGGAATTTCTTTCATCTTAATAAATATCGTAAACTATAAATAAAATATCGTTTTTCATTTCAAAATACCTATTTAAAACTTCCATCCTATCGGTCCCTTCGTCTAAAATATCGCCTTTAATTGGATATATTTTATTTTTTATCATACCCGCTAAGAGATTAATTAAATTTTCTACGTGATTCATCCCGTATGTACTTTCTTGTTCTATTGGGTTTCCGTCTTTGTCCGTGAAAACGAATTTAAGTCTTGTAAAATCATTGATAATCAAAACTTGTTTTTCTGATTTTAATAATAAGCTCATAATATTTTTTTTATAAAGTTAATAAATTATTTTCGTTTCGTATAATATATGTCTAATTTAGTTTTTATTTTATTCACAATCCACGCTTTTGTGCGCATCGTACCCGATTGCAATTCGCTGCCTTGAATGATTGCATACGGTGACTTTATAATATTTCGTATTGACATTTCGAATTTACCATTATGTACCGTATTTATAAATGTTCCTTCGGTTACATTGTGATAATAGAACAAATCTAAAATTTGAGATTGTAAAACTGCCCAAGCAAAATTTTTGTCTTTCTGCAATCGAAGGCAATAATGCACAATCTTATTTCCATCCGGCAAAGGCACTGCATCAATTAATTTTGCAACCTCTCCAGAAACCAAAATCAAACGCTCTTTTTCTTTTTCAGTATATCCACATTCTGGACATTCCAATAAATTCTTAGCGTGAATATAACCGCACTCGCTGCATTGCTTTACATTTTCTAAAGCTTCTTTTTTTGGTTTAGGTTTTGCGTCAGTTCCATAAAATATAGGCTTCCAGTCTATTTCGTCGCTCCATTTTCCAAATGCTTCTACATTTCCGCCGCCATCTATAAGTGTGAAATATGGTTTGTATATCGAATCACAAGGACGGCCACCACGCCCAACGCATTGCAAGAACAAAGCGCGCGATAATGTGGCTCGGTTCATAATCACGCATTCAACACTTGGTTCGTCAAATCCAGTGGTAAACACTGAAACGTTGCATAAGATTGCGTTTGATGTTTCTTTGAACCATTGCAGTACTTTTTTTCTGTTTTCTGAATCGTTCACGCTGTCAAAAATCTTGACATTTGAAATACCAGCATCCAAAAAAGCTTCATAAACCATTAAGTTAATTTTTGCACTTGAATTAAAAATGATTGTTTTTTTATCGAAGGCAATTTCTTTATAGTTTTTCACAACATCAAAAATACCTTTTTCTATTTGCTCATCTTGGTTATCGAAATCGCCTGTTTTTGCATCAACTTTTAAAGAACTACGATCTAAATTGCCGGTGATATAAACCAATTCTTTTACAAGTTTTCCATCATTAATCAAATCAGTAATTCCACGTCCTATAATAATATCCTCATAAATTTCACTCAATGTAAACGCGCGTGTATATTCGAACGTTTCAATATTGCAACATTCTACGATGGTTTCGTGAATTTTTCCACAACGTGCGCATTTAGTAAAATTTACTTTCTTTAAAACGGTTGGTGTTGCCGTAACTCCTAATATTTTAGCATCAGGATAGTAATCGAAAATCTCACGATGCATCAACAAATGTGCTTCATCGACTATAATCAAACCAACATCTTTAACAAAATTAGAATCTTTTTGTAAACGTTTTTTTAACGTTTGAATCATTGCTACGTATGTTTGCGAAAGGTGGTTGAGTGATTTTTTGCTCGCTACAACCGTTTCTACAGTTACCCCGATAGTTCGTAATGTGGCGGCCGTTTGAGTTATTAATTCTTCACGGTGCGCAACTATCAAAACTTTTTTACCAGTTTTTTTAATAAATTGTTTTGATAAAAAAGAAAATACAGCCGTTTTACCGCCTCCAGTTGCTAGCGTGAAACATACACGGTTTTGTGTTTCTAAATGAGATAATATTTCTTGTATAGATTTTTCTTGATGTGGGTATGGTTTCATAACAATATCTTATTAAAAAAACTCATTCCTTTTTCTTTAACAATTTCTTTATTGTCATAAAATCGTTTAGCAAAATCAGAAAAAAGAACAATCTCTGATATATCCATTTTACCAATTGTTTCTGCTAATTCAGCAGTTTTTTGACAAATGTTTATACTCATTTCGGGTTCTAATTTATAGATTTTTGCGTATTCTTGAGATAGGTCTTTTTCGGATGCTTTTCTTAATGCGTTTGCGTGCATTTTAATTTCGCGTTTTATTGGGTATTGGTCCAGAAATTCACATAATACTTGTAGTTGAATTGTAAGCTCTATGCCGTTTTTTAGTGGGTTCATAATTAAAATAGCGTTGTTTCTGTTTTATTAATCAATGTTTTTGCAAATCCAAACTCTTCGATATCACTTAATTTTTGATACTCTTCATTTATCCAATTTTCAGCAGCTTTATGGAATGGTTTTTTAATCTCAAAACCAAATGCTTTTCTTTTCATTTCTTGAGCCGCTATTAAAGTTGAACCTGAACCGCAGCACGGATCAATCACAACATCGCCTTCGTCTGTAAAAATTGAAATTAATCTTTTTAATAACTCAACTGGCTTTTGTGTCGGGTGTATTTTTTCGCTTACATTATCACGTGGCCAATCCATACAATTGAAAATCATTTTTCCTTTGTTTCTGAATTTTGGCAATCTATCGCGATAAAATATAAGAGCGTATTCGCAATTTCCTACAACTTTCATATTTGCTTTCAAAACTTGAGCACTAAAATTTTTACGAAAAACTAAATTTATATAGTTGTTCAAACCGTATTTTTTAGCCAATTCAATTAAATACATTTGTTGGTCAAATGCACAAAAAACAATCATACAAGGCGCGTCTCCTTTTTGTCTTGCCTCTCCTTCTACTTTTTTAGGCTTAGTTTCAGTTTTTAACATAGTTGAACAAAAGTGCATAAATTCAGCCGGCCTAAAATCTTCGTCTGTATCGAAAAAACTTTTTCCAGCTAATGCACTTTCACCATTGGAATTATCCCCGTCTTTATACCATGCGGGATTTGATGCATACGCGTTGTTTCCTAAATTATACGGAATATCCGCTATTATTAATTGCGCTTTCGGAATTGCATAGGTCTTGAAATTCTGAAAATGATTGTTAAAAATTTGTGCTTTTTTCATAATTAATTTTTATTTTTTTATTCTTTAAATTCGTTTCCGTGTTCGCTAATAACTTCCATCACAACCGCAACATCTTTTACTTTCTTAAATTGCGCTGCAAATACACCAGCATCTTTCATATACGTATTTGTCGATGTGCATTTTAATTGTTCATGGCCCAACGCACTAAATTTAACATAATAAATTGTTTGCGGTTTTATTGGTAATCCTATTTTTTTTAGGGTCATTTTTAATAAATTGGCGGTTGTGGTTTTTGTATTTGTTGGTAGTGGGTAATTTGACAAGTAAGCCATGCATTGGATTCTGTAATAAATTTTTTTCCGTCCTTTTTACAATCATAATATTTAAAATCGATAAATAAAACTTCTCCTAATTCTTTATCAATCCAACCTGTAAATTCTTCGTCGAATTTATTACAAGGAATAAATCTAAAAAACTCTTTTTCTTTCGGCAAATCATCTTCGCTTTCAATCTTAATCCAACCTTTGTTATTTTCGATTCCTTGTAGGGATTTAGGACGCCAATTATATTGATTTCCTGTTCTAGTCTGCCAAGGTATTTCTAATATGATTTTATCAAAATTAACACCTCTGCGAATATTACACCATCCATTTTCGTTAACATAATCTTTTACGGCATACCAATACTTTCCGTATGATTCCTGTATTTTTTCTTCTTTTGTCATCTTGTATAAGTTTTTAATTTAAATTCATTTTTGACTCATAAATATAATACGTTTCAATTGTTTTCATCGGATAATATTTAGTAAATGATTTTTCTTTTTGTGAAGTTTCAAATAACTTTATTATCAATCTAAATGAATTTTCATTGTAGTAATTTAATCCTTTTTTTGTGCTTTCAGGACTTAATTTTAATGTCCTAATTTTATCGTAAACTGTAACGGAGCTAAAGCCGGTAATAGCTGCAATTTGCTTAACTGTGTAGGTGTTGGTTGATTTCATAACTTCACCCCAATTTTAACAAATCCACTATTACGCATTTCGCTAGGTTCATTATAAAATTCAAAGTCACCTCTTTTATCGCGTGTCATTCTAACGCCTAAAACTAACGAACCAATAACATAATCGATTC